CTGGTTTCCAAGGGCGAGAAGCCTAAGAGCGTGAATTGAGTTGTAACGCGTTACTGTAACCGTTACATTGCGGCATGCTTTGCCTCGCTTGCCATGTCGATCATCCGGGCCACATAGCTTGTCGGCCAGCAGACCTGTTGAGGGTATCACGTCCAGCAAGCGCCGCCTCCGCAGAAACGCGTGTTCCGGTAAGGTCCGCCACGCGACCCAAGAAGGAGCGTGGGCGCACGCCGGACGCACCAAGCACGGAAAGCCCTATAAGTGCCAGTTCTGCTCTGGCTGGCACATCGGAGGAAGTAAAGCCTTCGGCCTCGCAAGAGCTTTTAGAGTTGCGAGCCAAAGTCGCTGAAATGGAACGCCGGAAATCTGTTGCACGAGAACAGACTAGGTTGCGTGTCCGCGCATACCGCCAACGGCAGAAGGACAAAGCCTGACTGGCTTGGCGCGGTTCTAACTGCACCCGCATCGCTTAATCCTCGGAATGTAGCGAAGCCTGGTATCGCACTTGCTTTGGGAGCAAGGGATCGCAGGTTCGAATCCTGCCATTCCGACCATTGAACAACCCAGGGCGTGGGCGGCTAATGCCGGGGACGCGACACGGCAAGACGGTGAGTGCCGTGCATAGAACAACCCCGTCAGCCTGTGGGACTTCTTACACGTTTCGGGTCCGCGACAGGCGTAATTTACGGCCACACACAATCGCATGACAAAGCAGAAGTCGCCAGCCGACTTTCTCCGCTCAATCCATCCTGACCAGCTCGCAGCGACGAAAAAGGCCATAGACAAGCATCTGGCCGAACGGTCGTTGTACCAGTTCGTTCGCCAGGCATGGAGTTCTATCGAGACGGCGCCGTTTGTCGATAGCTGGGCTGTTGAAGCGTTATGCGTGCATCTGGAAGCAGTGACGCGCGGCGAGATCAGGTTTTTGCTGGTCAATTTCCCGCCTCGGTGCGCCAAGACCTTGGTGACAGCGGTATTCTGGCCTGTCTGGACTTGGATACAGAAGGAGATCAGTCACACCAGCGGCCCACAGGTTGGCATTCTGGGTGCTTCCTACGGCCAAGACCTATCGCTCAAGAGCAGCGATAAGATGCGCGACCTCATTAGTTCGCCTTGGTTTCAAGAGCATTGGGGCGACACTATCAAGATCAAGGCAGGCTCCGATACCAAGTCGGACTTCGCCAATACCAAGGGCGGTTATCGTCAAGCCACGTCGATCACTGGCCGATTGCTCGGTTATGGTGGCAGCGTCATCATTGTCGATGATCCCCACAATACTGAGGATGTTGAATCGGAAGCCGAGCGAGATGCCGTCTTGCGCGGCTGGCGGGAAATATCAGCCACGCGACTGAATGACCCGAAGCATAGCGCCATCGTAGTCATCATGCAGCGGCTCAATGAAGCGGACGTCTCTGGCGAGATCATAGGCGGCAAGACACGGCGCGAATGGGTGCATCTGATGATTCCCATGCGCCACGACATCAACCGTCATTGCGTGACGTACATTCCAGGCGATGACGAACCGTTCTGGGAAGATCCCCGCGAAGAAGACGGCGAACTCATGTGGCCGGAACGCTTTGGTGACAAGGAAGTCTCCGACATGGAGATCGACCTTGGGCCGTACATGGCGTCTGGGCGCCTTCAGCAATCACCGACACCGGCAGGCGGCGGCATTCTCAAGCGTGAATACTGGCAGGTGTGGGAAGGCCCGCTTGACGCTGCTGGAAAGGAACAGTTCCCCCAGCTTGAGTATGTAGCGGCCTATCTGGATACGGCCTTCACACAGAAGGAAGAAAACGACTACTGCGCGTTGACCGTTTGGGGTTTGTGGCAGAAAGACAACGTTCCAAAGCTGATTATCCTGCATGGCTGGAAGAAGCATCTGACGCTTCACGGTCCGCCGTTCGATGAAGCCGACCATCCCGGCTGGTTCCAGATGACCAAGGCAGAGCGTGATACGATCCTGCGCCGTCATTGGGGCGTCTGTGAATGGGCAAACCACACCTGCGAACGGTTCAAGGTCGATACGCTGCTGATCGAGAACAAGGCTAATGGTATTGACGTCGCCAATGAGTTCCGGCGCCTTTACCGCAATGCTCAGTTCTCGGTCCAATTGAACGATCCGGGACGCAAGGACAAGGTAGCACGTGCCCATGCTGTCGTTCCCATGTTCGCGGACCGGATGATTTACGCACCTGATCGTGACTGGGCTGAAATGGTCATGAGCGAGTGCGAGCGTTTTCCCAAGGGCGCGCATGATGACGTGGTTGATACCGTGACTGGTGCGCTTGTGTTCTTCCGCAATTCAGGCATGGCCGTGCGCCGTGAAGAACAGGTCTATGAGGACAATATGGCTCGCCAGTACCGACCGACGCCGAAGAAACTTTATCCGGTTTGACATGACAGACATTCGCCTTATCCCTGTCAAAAGCTCAAACATCGCCGCTGTCGGCTACGACGAGAACAGCGGCACGTTGGCTGTGCAGTTCTGTGGCGCGCAGTCGGGTTCGGCCGAAGGTCGGATATATCACTATGCCGATGTTCCACGATCAGCCTTTGACGCGCTCCGCAATGCGGATTCGGTCGGCAAGCACTTCGCGCACCATATCCGTTCCAAGTACAAGCATAGGCAGATTTGATGGCCGCCCTCCAAGACCTCGGCGCATTGCGGCAGCCAGAGCCGGATAGCCTTCCGCTGCCCGATGCTGCCAATGTGGATATGCCGGATGATGAGACGACTATCCTCGTTGATCCCGATACTGGTGCGGTCACTCAGATTGATGATGACGGTTCAGCGGTCGTTGACTTCTCGCCCAATACCAAGCGCGACAAGACCGGCGTTCGCCAGCATGACGCCAATCTTGCCGAATACATAGACGAAGGCACGCTTAAGTCGCTTGGCGAGCGGTTGTTGGAGGCCATTGAGGCGGATGATGAATCCCGCATCAAGTGGGTGAACACCCGAAAGCGCGGCTTGGAATTGTTGGGTCTGGACATCGAGAATGCCCGCGGCGATGTCGGCGCTTCGTCCTCGCCAATGGAAGGCATGTCCACGGTCAGGCATCCCCTGTTGCTTGAGGCCGTAATCCGCTTCCAGGCCAATGCGCGCGGCGAATTGCTGCCATCGGATGGCCCGGTCAAAGTCCGCGTCGATGCCAAGGAAACGCCGGACAGCGATGATCTGGCTGAGGCGCTGGAAAAGGACTTCAATCACTATCTGACCACGACGGCGACGGAATACTACCCGGATACGGATCGCGCGTTCTTCAATGTCGGATTTGCCGGTTGTGCATTCAAAAAGGTGTACAATTGCCCTCTGCGGCGCAGGCCAGTCAGTGAATCGGTAGACGGTTCGGACATCATTGTTTCTGCATCGGCCACAGACATCAAGAACGCAGCGCGTTTCACGCACCAGATCATGATGCGTCGGTCCACGCTCAAGCGCATGCAGATCGTCGGCGCTTACCGCGATGTGCCGCTTGCCACTGATCCTGTCGAGGATTTGAACCAGTTAGACCGCAAGAAGGCGGAAACAGTAGGCCAGAACACGCTCACGCAGCGACCAGAGGATAACCGTTATACGGTCTATGAAACCTACACGGAGATTGATCCTTCTGACCTCGGCATAGACGAATCTGAGGCACCGGAAGGCTTGCCGCTGCCCTACAAGGTCACGCTCAACAAAGATGACCGGACCATCCTCGAAATCCGCCGCAACTGGCGCGAGGACGATGAGGATTTCGGCGCTATCCAGTGGTTCGTGAAATACCCGTTTGTCCCAACGCATATGGGGTTCTGGGACATCGGCCTTGTGAACATTCTGGGTAACACAACGCAGGCATTGACGGCTGCATGGCGTATTGCTCTCGACAGCGGCATGTTCGCTAATTTTCCTGGGTTCATTTACGCCCAAGCGGCCGGACGCCAAGTCACCAATGAGTTCCGTATCCCGCCTGGTGGTGGAATGCCGCTACAGACCGGAGGCTTGCCGCTACAGCAATCCGTGATGCCGCTGCCGTATAAGGACGTGACCGCTGGCATGCTATCCATCATGCAGCAGATCGAGCAGAGCGGTCAGCGTCTAGGCTCTACGGCTGAGATTCAGGTAGGCGAGGGCAGGCAAGATGCGCCTGTCGGTACCACGATTGCCCTGATCGAGCAGGCGACCAAAGTTCTGGATGCGGTCCATAAGCGTCTGCACCAGGCTCAGACCGAAGAATTTGGGATGCTGAAAGAACGCTTCCGTGAAGACCCGGAGGCTTTTTGGCGTTCCAACCGGCAGCCAGCGCGCCCGTGGCAGCGCGAGGAATTTCTCCAGGCTTTGGACGATTATGACCTTGTTCCGGTTGCTGATCCGAATGCCTCAACCCATATGCACCGCATTATGAAAGCACAAGCGGCATTGCAGATGCAGGGAGCATATCCAGACGTGATTTCCAAGCGCGATGCTGTCTCCTATGCGCTGAATATGGTGAAAATCGGGCTGCCGCTTCAGCCGCCACCTGATCCGAACCAGCCGCCACCGCCTGATCCCAAGGCACAAGCTGCACAGGCTACAATACAGGCCAAGCAGCAGGCGGCGCAGTTGAGCGCAGCCCAAAAGGCACAGCAGAGCGAATTGCAGGCGCATGAAGTCGCGCTGGAATCGCAGGACCGTGCCGCAGACCGTCAGGCGCATCTTCAAGAGGCGCAGATCAAGGCGGAAACGGAACGTCTCAAGGCGCTGGCTGACCTTGCCAACTCCCACGCTGACCGTGTGCAGGATGCGCAGCAAAGCGCACTCGACCAGATTGCCCAGACCAACAACATGAACAACCCTCCGCAGGAGTGAGCATGGCGGAATATGTCTCTCGCCCGCGTGCCTTGTGGATTGGCGATGACTGGCATCCTGATCCAGTCCCGCAGCAAATCACCGTTTACGAAGGTGAAGAAAGACCGACTGGCCTTTTAGACATCAATGGCAACCCACTTTACAGGCGGCGCGATCCAATCGGATTTCGTCCAGACAAGGAGTAAATATGCACCCGCATAAGAAGGATCACGAAGCCAACAAAGAATCCCGCTTGCACCGCATTGGCGGCAAAGGCGTCACACTTGGCGAAGTCGAAGGTAAGATAAAAAAGGCTTTCACAGAGCACGACAAGCAGCTTCATGGGGGTGCCAAGACCAAGCTGAAGTTCAAGTCTGGTGGCGCTGTTCCCGGATTTGCCGCTGGTGGGCGTCTCGACAAGCCTTCCCGCAGCCATAAGGGAAAGGGCCATGCCAAGACCACGGTGAACGTGGTTGTGGCTGGCGGTCATGGCCCCGCGCCCGCGCCTGCACCGATGCCTGTTCCTGTGCCGCAGCGTCCGCCGATGGGTGGTGCACCTGTTCCTGGTGGCGCTATCCCGCCTGGCGCCGCTGCTGGTGCGCCTATGCCGATGATGCGCAAGCGCGGCGGTGTCGTTGGAAAAGAATACGAGGCTGGCGCTGGCAGTGGTGAAGGGCGAGAGGAGAAGATCAAGGCATATGGCAACAAGTTCGCCAAGGAAGCCAAGGGTCGAAAGAAATCATGAACGGCTACGAAAGCCGCCTATACAATCGGCTGGCGCAGAAGCTGGCTGAAGCGCGGCAGCAGAACATACAGACCATGACAGGTCAGTATGCCGATCTGCCGTTCTACTACGCCGCAGTGGCGCGGAATATCGCGCTATTCGACGTTGAACGCTGGATGGATGAAGTCAAACAGGAGATCGCAGAATCGTGACTGGTAACGCCGTTTTCAAGGTTGTGCATGAAAAGGACGCTGCGCAGGTTTTGCGGGACAGCGCAGGCGACCTTTCAGGCTATGATTTGCACGGCCCGCGTTTGCTCCTAGCCGTCTATGAGCGGCCCGAGAAGATGAAATTGGGCGGCCAGGACTTCTATCTGCCAGACATTGGCTCGCGCTCCGAAGATCAGTTTCAGGGCAAGGTCTGCCTCGTCCTCAAGAAAGGACCATCCGCCTTTGTGGATGACGCTGTGAATGTCTTTCATGGCGATGACGTGAAGGAAGGCGATTGGGTTGCCATTCGTCCCAATGATGGTTGGAGCATCAAGATCGGCAACCAGCTTTGCCGGATCGTGGAAGATCGGCATGTGCAGATCACGGTGCCTGGACCGGATGCGGCGTTCTGATGGCTGCGCAGGATACGCTCAATAGCCTCTTGCGGCTTGCCTATCAGGCAACGGCGATGGGGAAGGGGAGTGTGGATGACGTTCTCAAATCATTCACCAATGCTGTCGCCGCTGATCCGACATTCAAACCGCTGGCTCAGGCGGAATTGACGAAACTGTCTGCCGTCGATCCTGGCCGCTGCTTTATCTCCAAGACCAATGCGGACTTTCTGCGCCGCGCTCTCAACCAGTAGGAGCCTATATGCCTAAAGCCGCTGCGGCTGCAAAGCAGCCCGACGATGATCTCATTAAGGACAGTCCCAAGCCGGACGATCTGCCGGATATTGAGGTTGTAACGGATGACGCGCCAGATGCGCCATCTGATGTTGCAGCAGCAGCTACCCCGCCAGCGGATGGTGACGATGACGTTGATGCAGCCGTAGCCGAACTCAAGGGCCAACTTGAAGCAGAAAAGACGCGGCGTGAAGCGGCAGAACGCGCGGCTTCGACTGCCAATGCCGATGCTGAAAGGGCCCGTCATGAGGCCAAACAATTCCGCTCCAAGGCACATGAAGCCGAGTTTGCATCTGTATCAAATGCCCTGGATTCGACAGTCACTCAGATTTCGCAGGCCCAGCGCGATCTTGCTGCGGCCTATTCTGAGCAGGACTTCAATAAGGTTGCCGAGATTCAGGTACGGATTTCCGAACTGGCGGCAGACAAGCGACAGTTGGAAGCCGGAAAGAACGCTCTTGAGGCTGCGAAGATTGATCCGAAGGACGAAGCGGCGCCACAGATTCAGAACGCTGATCCGTTCGAGAACTTCCTATCCCAGAATCGTTTTCCACCCAAGGATGAGGCATGGCTGCGCTCGCATCGTGAAGCCGTGACCGATCCCAAGAAGTACAAGCTCCTTCAGGCGGCCGTCCTCCGCGCCAATGCCGAGGATATTCCGGCCCAGACGGACGAATTTTACACCTTCATTGAGCAGGAATTGGGCTATTCCCAGAAAGCTGCTCCGAATGGCGATGTTGAGGTCGATCATCAGCCGCCTGCGCGCCAGCCGTCTCAGCCTGCGCAGCAGCAGCGCCGAGCGCCCACCTATGCAGCCCCACCCTCCCGCGAAGGATCAGCCATGCCGGCGAACGGCCAGCGCAAGACCAGTAAAATCCGCCTGACACCTGCCCAGCGGGAGGCCGCCAAGGACAACGGCATGTCCGATGCCGATTACGCCCGCCAGCTTGTCAAGCTGGTCGAGGAAGGGCGCCTCGACCCCACCAACGTCAATTACGTGAACTAAGGAGATTCCGATGCCTCGTGGTGTTTATGACCGAGCCGCCGCCGCTGCGCGCCGTGCCGCCCCTGTGACCGAGCAGGAGGGTGTTGCCTCAGTGAGCGCGCCCCAGCCTAGCGTTGCGCCCCGTAGCCGCGGCGTTCAGCGTGATGCCGATTGGGCCAACCGCTCCCGCAATATCAAGGGTCATGTCGATTACTTCGATATGGTCAAGCATGAAGTGCCACCAGATGCGTCCTACGAATGGAAACGCTACTCGCTCTGGGGCAAGGAAGAAACGCAAAGCCTTGTTATTTATCAGGAAAATGGTTGGACGCCTGTTCCGGCTGACCGTCATCCGGCACTTCCCAAGGTGGGTGACTGCATCATCCATGAAGGCATGATCCTGATGGAGCGTCCCAAGCATCTGACCCAGGAAGCGCGGGCAGAGGATCGCGTGGCGGCCTCCGAAGCCATGCGGATGAATGTCCAGAAGGTCGGGGAGACACCTAGCGGCCAGATGGATCGCCGTGTCCTCAATGTGAACGTCTCCAAGGGGCCAATGACGATTGATGGTTGACGGGCCCAATAATTTGTGCTGACGACACTTGACGGCACAAACAACACCCCTTATGGTGGGGTTCAAATCAGGGGCGAGCGCGCTGCGTCGCCCGGTTCCAAATCAGGATAATTCACAGGCACGCTGTCTGCGAATGACCAAACGGAGCCCAAAATGGCGAATAACAATTCGCCGTTTGGTTTCTCGGTCATCGGACGCGTGCCAGGTGCGCCTGCCGCCGATTTCGCCAGAACCAAGCGGCTTATCAGCAACAGCAATACGCACCAGATTTTCAAGGGTGACGTAGCCAAGGACCTTGGTACTGGCTATGTGGACGTTGCCGCTGCTGGCCTGACGCAGATTCTCGGCGTGTTCGATCAGTTCGAATACGTTTCTGTCTCTCTCCAACGCGTTGTGTGGTCGAATTACTATCCCGGCGCTGATGCTGCTGGCGATGTGTCGGCCTGGATCATCACCGATCCTTATGCGCTGTTCAACGTGCAGGCCACGTTGGGACCGGCTACTCCCGCAATGATCGGCTCCAATTGCGATCTGTCTGCGGCGACAGCAGGTAATACGCTGACGCAGACCAGTGGCATGACGCTGGACACGTCCACGTCCGCTACGACCGCAACCCTTCCGTTCCGCGTCTGGAATCTCACCTCCAGTCAGTATCCGGCATCGGATGTCGGGGCAATCAACGGCATTGATGACACGACCGCCTACAACCAGGTGCTCGTGACCTTCAATAGCCAGGCCCTCAAAACTCTGACCGGCATCTAAGGGAGATAACAGATGGCTATCGCACTTGGTTCAATCCGCGACCTTCTGCTCCCCGGCCTTGCTGGTCTGCCCGGCAAGTACGATGAGATCGAGAAGGAATACGACAAGATCTTCAAAAAGGCCGACTCGAACATGGCGCAGGAGCGCTGGTCTTCGATGGCCTATCTGCCTCTGGCGCAGTTGAAGACCGAAGGTGGTCCTACGGCGTTCGATAACAACGCCGGTGAGTTCTACGCCACCAATATGACGCATATTGAAGTGGGTCTTGGTTACGCGATCACCCGCAAGGCGATTGACGATAACCTGTACAAGACCCAGTTCCAGCCGTCGAACCTTGGTCTGGCGTTCTCGTTCAACCAGTTCAAGGAGATCAACGCCGCTTCAGTGCTGAATAACGCTACAGTGGTAGGTGCTTCGATCACTGGCGGCGACGGTCAGGCGCTTTGCTCGACGGCGCATCCGGTCATGCCTGGCAACGGCATCACCATCGCCAATCGGCCTGCGGTGGATCAGGACTTGGGCGAGGGTTCCTTGCTCAATGCCATGATTTCGGTCCGTCAGAACTGGCGCGACAACCGCGGGCTCAAGATTTTGGGCCGCGCTCGCAAGCTGGTCGTTCCTCCTGCGCTGGAGCCGATTGCGATCCGGCTGACCAAATCGGAACTGCGTCCCGGCACGTCGAACAACGATGTCAACGCGATCCTGATGACGGCTGGCGGACTGCCTGAAGGATACATGGTCAACGACTATCTGACCTCGCTGTATTCGTGGTTCCTGCTGACCCAGAACGAAGGTCTGATCCATCTAGTCCGCAAGCCGTTCGAAGTTGACATGCAGGTGGACTTCATTACGGACAATCTTCTTGTCAAGGGATATGAAAGATATAGTTTCGGTTACTATGACTGGCGTGCCATATATGGCAGCTTTCCTACATCGTAACAGATACTTAGTGGAAGATACGAAGTGCTTTCAGTGACAGATAACATCGTGTATCTTGAGACGGCATCCAAACCGGAAGCCGCCATGAAATACGATTCACTCACACTTGAGCGCCTCAAAGAGGTCCTCCACTACGATCCCGAAACCGGCATTTTTACTTGGAAAGTTCGGCCTGTTCGTAACAGCCGGAAGCATCCAGGCGATCAAGCTGGTGGCCGCAAAGGAAAGGGCTACCTGTATATTGGTATTGATAGTCGCCAATATCTCGGAAGCCAGCTCGCGTGGCTTTACCATTATGGCACTTGGGCCAAGGGAGAAGTCGGCGTGAAGGATGGCAATCCAGCTAATCTTCGCATTGATAATCTCTACGAGTTCAAGACCGTAGTTGGCGACCATGATCTCAGCACCAAGGATGGTCGCTCTGCGTATCGGAAGGCCCAGCGATTAGCGAATCCAGAAATCTATCGTGGCTATGGATTCAAGCGTTACTACGGAATTTCGACCGAAGACTATCAGCGCATGTTTTTGGAGCAGCGTGGTGTATGCGCTATCTGCGAACAGCCAGAAACGGCGAATTCACCGTGGGGTGAAAAAAAGTGGCTAAGCGTCGATCATTGCCACGATAGTAAGGCCGTTCGTGGACTTCTATGCGCTTCCTGCAATCACATGCTGGGACATGGCCGCGATAATCCAGACATTCTGCGCCGCGCCGCTGATTATCTGGAAAAGGCCAATTCTACAATTTGCGCTAAAGGAAAGGCGGCATAATGCCCACCTCGGACTTCACCGGCCCTCTGGTCGTATTTGGTCAGGCTAGTTCGGCGGATTCCAATCCGTCAATTGCGCCAAGTGTGTTCATTGACGGCGTGATGCTGATGGATTCACGATTTGCCGTAAACCCGGACGCTGCGCAGTTAAAGCGCGGTTGGTATGGCACCACGCGCATCCCGGTTGTGGATGAAGTGCCGTCTACGATTGAAGCGAATAACATCGCTGCATCGCAGACGCCTACTGCCGGAACCCCCCTGACGCTCGTATCTACGACTGGTGCGGGCATCACGGCGGGTGCTTCCATCGTCAATTCAGCTACGGGTCAAACCGTTACTGGCCTCCTGGCGATTGATGGCCCGATGGTCCCAGCCACTTTCGGCGCTACGCTGCCCGAGGTCGCGGCTTGGAATCCTGCCACTGGCGTTGCCCGTAATGTTCGCATCACTTCTGCTGGCGATGATAGCGGCGCGACGTTCACTGTCCGTGGGTATGATGAATATTTCTACCCAATGACAGAGACGATCACGGGGGCAGATGCGGCGGCGGCTTCCGGTAAGAAGGCGTTCAAGTATATCGCTTCCATCACGCCCGCTGGCACGCTTGCTGGCGATGCCGTGACTGTTGGGACGGGCGATGTCTACGGGTTTCCGCTTCGGGTCGATACCTGGGGGTATGTGGAAATCTACTGGAACAACGCCCTGATTACTTCAACCACTGGCTTTACGGCGGCGGACACCACATCTCCTGCCACGGCCACTAGCGGCGACGTGAGAGGCACTTACGCCGTCCAGTCTGCATCCGATGGGACAAAGCGGTTGCAGATTTTCATCACTCCCTCTGTCGCAAATGTCGGATCGGCTACCGGGCTTACCGGAGTCACGCAATACGCTGGTTAAGCCCAAAGGAGGCTACTGAAATGCGTCATCGTCATGAAGTCCATGAGGAACACAAGGAACACCGCAAGCACGGCGGTCATGTGAAGCGCCGGGCCAAGGGTGGTGAAGTCACCTATGAGGGCGCTGGCTCCAATGTCGAGAAGGAAGCCGAGGAGCGCAAGCACGGCGGCCGCGTCAAGAAGAAGAAACACGGCGGCGAGGTCGAAGGCAAGCATCCGAAGCATCGTCTGGACCGCCCAGGCCGCAAGCGCGGCGGAGCTGTTGGCGCCGATCTGAAGCCCCTTTCCACGGCCAATCGCGAGAAGCAGGCTATGGGGCACAAGACCGAAGACGATGAGGAAGACTAGCCTGACGGCTACGGATATTCTCGCGGCGGCGCTACGCACAAATGGATTCAGGGGGCCATAAAACACCCTGGCGCTCTTCATAAAGCGCTTCATGTGCCAGAAGGGGAGAAAATCCCCGCCAAGAAGTTGGAGAAGGCTGCCCACTCCGACAACCCGACTTTGCGTCGTAGAGCGGCCCTCGCCAAGACGTTGAAATCCCTCCACTGAGGATTTGGCGGAATGCTGCCTATCACAGTAACGCAGACAGGAGAGGGCTCATCGCGGTGGGTTTATGTTTCTCCGCATATGACGCCAACAAACCTGTCAATTGCATGTGTTGTGAGCGGGACTGTGAATTATACCGTCGAGTATGCTTATGAGGATCCTTCGGGCAATCCGTCTCAGGTTCCGGTCGCGGCCGTAGCTGTGACAGCATTTCCAGATGCCATCGTTGCCGCAAAGACCGATAACGAGGTGGCATTCATGAATGATCCGGTCATTTGCTGGCGTGTGACAGTTAATTCCGGTGATGGGTCTGTTGCTGCGACAGGCTTGCAGGCGGGTATCGCTGGTCCGTAAGGAGGGCCGTCTCCATGGCCATTCCTGCATCCAGTGGCACATACAACTTCTTACCATCCATCGGTGAGGTTGTCCTCAATTCTTATGCTCGTATCCGTATCAAGCGTGCGGAAATCACCGAAGAGCATATGCAGAATGCGAGGATGATGACCAATCTGCTGTTTGTTGATTGGTCTGTCGATATTCCGAATCTCTGGACTATCGACCTTGTTTCTATACCGCTGGTGACGGGGCAAGCTACTTACGATGTTGACCCATCCACGGTTGCCATCCTCGATGCCTATATCAGCACGGATAACGGCGACGGCACCACGACAGACATCATCATCTATCCGATCTCTCGCACGGAATATGCGAGCTTCCCAGACAAGAGCCAGCAGGGGCGGCCGACTGTCTTTTGGTTCGACCGTCTTCTGAGCCCGACGATCACGCTCTGGAACGTTCCCGATCCAAGCCAGAACTACACACTGAAGTTCTACCGTGCTGTCCAGATTCAGGATGCGAATTTCGTCAATGGGCAGCAGGCGGACATTCCGTACCGATTCCTCGAGGCATACGCATCTGGCTTGGCGGCAAAACTGGCAATGATCTACGCGCCTGACTTGGAAGTTCTGCGTACCGCACAGGCTGAGAAAGCTTGGCAAAAAGCGGCACAGCAAGACGTGGAGACGAACGTGCCACTATATCTGACACCGGGCATTTCTGGATATTATCGCTGAGGTATCAATGGTTTACGCAAGTAAAGCCGGGCACGCCACTACAAATCCTGATAATCCGAGTGCATTCGGCGTCTGTGATCGGTGCGGTCAGACATGGAATCTACAGGAGTTGCCGTGGCAGTTCGATTGGCGCGGTAATCGGCTGATGAATCTCAAACTGAGGATTTGTCCGCCCTGCCAGGACAAGCCATTCAACTTTAACCGTCCTATCGTCGTTCCTCCTGATCCTGTGCCGGTATTCAATCCACGACCTCAGCAAACTGATACAGGCGAAGTAGGGTGGAGCATGGGCGGTTGGAGCACTGGCGGCTGGTCAGTCGGTCAGTCTCCGATCAATCCAGCCCCCGTTATTGATCCGGCGCCTCCCGTTACAAACCTCACGATAGATGATGATTGAATGAGCGGCTATAGCAACTGGATAACAGCGATTGTCGAGCTAATGGGTGGCTATAATCTGATAGACGCCACTTCTAGCACACCTACTGACGATCCTGACTTCAACGCGATTTATCCTTCCTTCATATCCGACGCAGAAGGGATGATGTACCGCGATCCTGATCTGGACTTTCTGGCGCTGAGAGCGACGGATGCCAGCGTTTCTACTGTCGCGGGTAGTCGATCATTTTCCATTCCGTCCAAGTTCCTGACGATTGAACAGGCTTGCTTGGTCACCCCACCCAGTACGTCACCATCTTCTGGAACGCGCGTGAATATGAGCCGCGTGACACCGGAATATATCAATGCCGTCTATCCCAACGAATCCTACACGGCGACACCTGAATACGGACTGACGAAATACGCGATGTTCAACTCATCGCAAATCATCATCGGACCTTCGCCGGATGGAATCTACAACATCGAATACTATGGCGTGGTGACGCAGACGCCGTTGTCCGCAACGAACACAGACACGATGCTTACAACCTATTTCCCTGACGTATTCCTGGCGGCGAGCATGATTATCGCAAGCGGCTACATGAAGAACTTTTCGTCCGCTGGCGCTGATAACCCTCCGCAGGCGATCAGTTGGGAAAGCCACTACAACGACCTCAAGAAGGGCGCAGCATTCCAATCTGCTCGCCAACGCTTCCTTGGTGCTGGTGCGACGGCGTATCCGCCTGCGCCGCAAGTCCAGACGATACGGTGATATAAGATGGCCACAGATAATCTTGCATTGATTACACCCGCTCAGGGTGATCCGAGCGTGCGCAACAACTGGGCCGCTGCCGTGGTGAATCCCAATATGGTCACCATTGATACAGCGATTTCTGGCGGTCTTTCGAAGGACGTATCCGCTGGCGGCACGATCATTCTCACACAGGATGAAGCAGTAAATTCCAGTCTGGTCCTGACCGGATCATTGGCCGCTAACGCCACAATTCTGTACCCGGAAACGGCCGCATTTAATTTCTCGGCACAGAACAATACGACAGGTTCCTTCCTAGTCTCAATCGGTGCGAACAATGGTAGTGGCGCACCAGCAGGAACGACTGTGAACGTCCCGCAGGATGGCACGACACAGACCTATCGTAGCGATGGCACCAACGTCTTTGCCCGCGGCGGCGCTTCAATCCCGATTCCGTTGCCAATATCGTCCGGTGGCACTGGATCAATTACTGCTTCTGGTGCCCTCACAAATCTCGGCGTCGGAACGATGGCATATAGTGTCAGTGGTCCTCGTGCTCTGACCATCCAGAATGGGGGTGGCCCATCTGGCGGCAATGACGGCGACGTATTTTTCATCTACTGATTATGGCAGGCCCACAGACATTCGTGAAAGATGGCGGCATCTGGCACCAAGTAAGCCAGATATGGATCAACGTCGCTGGGGTATGGAAGCAGGTACAGCAGGCATATACGCGCATATCCGGCGTCTGGGAATTAACGTTCGTATCATTCACGCCGCATACCGATGATTACACGGCTCCCGGAAGTTACACCCCGGCTGTTCCATTCGGAGCATCTTCAGTCACCATCTATGTCACTGGAGGCGGTGGCGGCGGCGTTTTGAATACTGGCGGAACAATATCTCTGGGTGGAAATGCTGCGGGCACCGCACAAAGGACTGTAACGCTTTCGAGTTCGGATTGGGGAAAAACCATTTCCTTCACAGTCGGTTCCGGAGGGCCCGGTACTGCATATCCATCTGCGGGTGGCGGCAGCGGAAATTATGGCAGCAACAGCAGTCTCTCTGCCAGTTTGTCTGCCGGATCAATTTCCATGACAGGTGGCGCGGGCACATCCTCTGGCGGAACTGCAACAGGCGGCACAACAAATACAACGGGCGGTTCCGGTTCTGCCAATGAGAATATCAGAGGGGGTGACAGTGTTTGGGCAAATGGCGGTGCAAATGTATCTGGGACATCGGCACCGGTCATAGGTGGCAATGGTAGTACAGGTAGCGGCGGCGGCGGCGTATTGGCAACTGGCGCTGGATTCGGAGCTGGGACGCGAGCCGGTAATGGCGGCGATGGCCTAGTCAGATTGGCTTGGTCCTGATGCCATTCGCCAAACTCGAACTGAAGCCAGGAATCAACACCCAGGTATCGCGGTACGCAAGCGAGATGACTTGGCGTGAGTCGGACAAGATACGCTGGCTTCAGGGAATGCTTCAAAAGCTCGGCGGCTGGATGAGGATGACATCGCAGGCCGTTATTGGCGTAGCACGAGGCATCCATGCGTGGGAAACGCTAGCCAACAATCCCGAACTCATCATTGGCACGAATGAGCGCGTTCAACTATTTGACGGTGGTCAGATTGAAGATATTACACCGCTCAAAAAAGACCCCGTAAATGTCTCGCCTGATCTCTCGACCACAGAAGATAGCCAGATTGTTACGATCAACGACACGGGAAGCAATACAGAGGCCGGTGATTGGATCTATCTGCCCGTCTATGTCTCGATTGGTGGCGTCGTTCTCTATGGCTATTACCAGGTAGTCACAAGTCTGGATACGGATAGTTATACCGTTGATGCTGGTACGCCAGCTACTGCGACAGTATCGAACAGCGGTGCAGTACCAGTATTCACGACTGTGAATGGTAGCCCTACCGTCAATGTGAAACTCGATAATTATAGTTTTCCCGATGGAGCGTTCTTTTACGCAAATGTCTCTACTTCTGTTGGCGGTTTGACGATTTCCGGTGCGTATATTCCAACGCCGATTGATGCAGACAATTTCTCCATAACGGCTGACGGGAATGCTACATCCGATGATACCGCATCGGAGAATGGTGGCGACGTTCAGTTCCAATATCTTTTACCAACTGGTGCGGCCGATCCGATAACGGAATCCGGCTGGGGTGGTGGTGATTGGGGTGGTGGTAGCTGGGGTGAAGATGACGGTTCCAATGTAGCGATTACACCAGTGCGCCAATGGTTCTTCGACAATTGGGGCGAAGATGGAATTGGGAACTACACTAATGGGGGCCTGTATATCTGGATTCCGCCCTATGTGACCAATCCTCGCATGACGCAGATCAGCGAGGCACCCCAAGCCATGACGGCCTCATTCGTGGCGATGCCGCAGCAGATCATGGTGGCGCTGGGCGCCGAGACTGGTGGAACGCAAGATCCAAATCTGATCCGCTGGTCTGACGTGGACGATTATACGGACTGGACGGCTACCGTAACCAACCAAGCTGGCAGTTATCGCATCCCTACTGGCTCACACATCGTAGGGGGCATTCAGGGGCCTCTGCAAGCTCTGATATGGACCGATCTCGATGTCTGGTCGATGCAGTACATCCAGTTGCCGTATGTGTTCGGCTTCACACGCATCGGTCAGTCGTGTGGACTTCTTGCGGCTAGGGCTGCGACGATCCTTGGCAGCGTCGTGTACTGGCTTGGTTATAAGCAATTCTATTACTATGCGGGCGGTGGCGTTCAGGCGCTTCCATGCACGGTGTTCGATTTCATCTTCAACAATCTGGACTACACGCGCAGCGACAAGGTATTTGCAGCGTCCAACAGTCTCTTTAATGAAGTTGCATTCTTTTTCCCATCAAAAACGGGCAATGGCGAAGTAGACTCATATGTAAAGTTCAACGTCGCAGAAAATCTATGGGATTATGGCATGATGGTCCGGACATGCTGGACCGATGAATCTGTATTTGGACCTCCGATTGGCGTCGATGGAAATGGCCTGATACAGCAGCACGAAACGAGTAATGATGCCGATGGCGCGCCACTCGTTGCTTATGCCCTCACGTCTTATACAGACGTCAGCAATGGTTCTGATTTCTGGTTTGCAGACCTCGTTGAGCCGACCTTTAATGATACAACGTCCGATAGCACGATAAACCTGATCCTATTCTCTCAGAAAAACCAAGGAAGCCCAGTTGTCCAGCGCGGGCCATATGACATCACGAATACGACGCAATATCTCACGACAAGGATGAGAGGTCGCTTTTTAGCAGCGCGTATTGGTTCGTCCGATCTCGGATCATTCTGGCGGTTCAACACGCTGCGTGTCCGTTATTCACAAGATGGGAAATGGGGCTGATGACAGCGCCGAACATCACTTCGCCTGAGAACAACTCCAATACTGCTAATGCTATTGGGCTGAATCTCGTTCAGGCTATCAACAATCTGAATCAGACGTTGAAGGCCGTATTTCCGCAGGCGAATGGCACCGCATCAACGGCAGGTGCAGCAAGCGGCTTATATCTCCCTGTGACCATCAACGGCACAACCTACAAAATCCAACTTCTGGCGGATAGCTGATATGCCACTTGTTAAGAGCGCAAGCCGGAAGGCTATTTCCGAGAATATCCGCGAAATGGAAGTAGCCGGCCACCCGCACAAGCAGGCTGTCGCCGCCGCACTGAGGACAGCCGATGAAGCACAGAAGCGTGCTAATGGCGGCCAAACTCCATCAGCGTTCAAAACACTTCGGCATGACATAAATCAGGCTGTGCATCCTGGTGGCCTGCTGACATCTCATGTGGCCGGCCGTACCGATCATCTGCCGCTCAAGGTCAAGGCCGGATCGTATGTTGTGCCGGCCGATGTCGTTTCTGGGCTCGGAGAAGGCAATACGCTTCACGGCGGCAAAGTTCTGGATCATATGTTTCCGCTTGGGAGTAGCGGTATCGTCCCGACCGGGAAGCCCGCGGCAATGCCGTACAAGACAGGCGGCGCTGTGCCGATCATGGCGGCTGGGGGCGAGTATGTGATCCTGCCGGAAGCCATCATCAAGAAATACGGAAGCCTTGAGCGCGGTCATAAAGTGCTGGATGCCTGGGTCAAGCATTCCCGGCAAAAGACCATCAAGACCATGAAGAAACTGCCAGGACCGGCTGGTTCAAAGGAAAAACACTAATGGGAACGGTGCAGTCTATTTATCGTGTCCGTATGGCCACCCCTGATGATGAGCCTGGAATTATGGATTTGTGCCGGATGCTTCATGCAGAAAACGGCCTATTTCCTCTGGATGAGGACTTAGTTCTATCACTTGTGCGAGATGTGTTGCTCAACAAGCAAGGATTTATCGGCGTCATTGGCCCAAGTGACAAGCTAGAAGGCTCTATTCTTCTTCGGCTGTCAAATATGTGGTACTCGCGCGAGCCGGTACTGGAAGAATTCTGGAATTTTGTCCATCCAGATTACCGGAAGTCCGAACGCGCCAAGCGTATGTTGAAGTTTGCCAAATCCTGCTCTCTCAAAATGCACGTGCCGCTTCTAATCGGCATCGTATCGAATGTTCGTACAGAGGCGAAGTGCCGTCTGTATAATCGTGAACTTCCCAAGGCTGGTGAGTTCTATCTGTTCCGTGGCGATCAGGGCGCGGAATCTGTTGCGATGAGGCACTGACCATGTGCGGGAAAGGTACCACTCAGACATCGACGCAGTCCAAGCCGCAGTATGTGCAGAATGCGCAGCAGCAGCTTGTAGGACAGGCACAGCAGGTCGCGTCTACTCCATACCAACCATATACTGGACAACTTGTTGCGCCGCTCAATTCGACGCAGACTGGCGCTACATCATCTTTGGCGAATTTGCAGAATGCTGTGAGCCCGTATCTCAATCAGGCTCAAAGCATGTATACCTCTGCGTCACAGCCCATCAGCGTCAATCCGCTAACATCGAGCAGCATCAGCCAGTATGAATCTCCGTACCAGCAGGATGTCATCAATTCCACGATGGCGCAGCTTCAGAACCAGGATGCGCAACAACAGACCGCGCTTCAGGGCAATGCTATTGCGTCGGGAGCATGGGGAGGGGATCGCGCTGGTGTAGCGCAGGCACAGCTTGCTGGGCAGCAGGCACTCGCCAATAACTCGACGCTCGCAAATCTCAACAACCAGAACTACACGCAGGCCCTCCAGACGGCACAGAACCAGCAGAACCTCCAGCTCCAGCAGGGGCTCGGAAACGCTTATACTGCGTTACAGGGCGCATCCGGCCTCGCCAATCTGGGCTCCCTCACCGGCAGCCTCGGAATAAATACAGCAAATTCACTGTTCAATATGGGAACGACCGGCCAGCAGACGGCACAGAATGCCGATACTGCCAACTATCAGCAGTATTTGAACCAGCAGCAGTACCCGTTCCAGACAACGCAATATCTATCGAACATCCTTGGACAGGTGGCTGGACAAGCGGGCGGCACTACAACGAGCAGCACGAGCGGAAATCTTCTGAGTGATCTTCTTGGGACTGGCGGCGTTCTTGGTAGCTTGCTTTTGAATAGGGGCGGCGCTGTCGTTCGGCGTGCTAATGGCGGCCAGATTTCGTCTGGCTATATGCCGGATAGCTATCTTTCCAATCTATCGTCATTTGTGAATATGCTTCGGACGCCTCAGACAAATTCCGATCCCCTTGGTACTGTCGCGGTAACGCCGAACCAGATGACGGATACTGGTGGCTCTGGTGGCGTGCTAGGGACTGGGCAGAATACGGTCGGAAAGGCTCTTGGTTCGCTTGCCAATGAAGGATTGGCATATCTCGGTCTTGCCAAAGGCGGCCTAGTTCATGGTTATGCTGATGGCGGGATGCCGTATTCAGACGCATCTCTTGCCGATCTCGGATCGTTCGTACCTCCGAACGTCGTTCCAATTGTGCCGCTATCAACGCAACCGCAGACAAATGCGGCTGCTACAGGAATCGCTCCCAGCAATGACAATTCCCAATCACAGACGGCGGCTGCGTCGGGTTCGCCACAGCCTCAGGTTCGGTCTTTGGCCGATATTGCCAATGACCAGAGTTGGGGAACGAAGGCACTTAATAACCCACTTCTGAATTTCGGACTCGCCACCCTTGCCAAATCCAACGATCCGAACGCTTCTGCGATTGGTGCGGGTGGTCTTGCGGCCTTGGCGTCCATAGAGCGCCAGCGTCAGGATGAAATCGGGCTTGCCAAGGAACAGCACACAGAAAATGTTTCGGACGAAGACCTCGGCATCAAGAAGGAAGATGTCGAATTGGAGGCACAAAGGCTTCAGCAGCAGGCAGAGCAGTTCGGTAAGCAGCTTTCCTTTGACCAGGCGAAAGAAGTCGCGGATCAGGAATTGCGCCAGCAGCAACTTACTCAGACTGCAAAATATCAGCAGGGCGAACTCGCCCTACAAAATGCTGGGAGTTGGCAATATGCTGGTGTTGACCCTTCTTCCCAGAGGCCAATTCTGATTAATAGCCGGACCGGGCAACAAATGATGGGACAAACTCCCATTGCCGCCAAACCGCTTGGAACGGGGGCTGCATCTCTTAGCCCTGATGATGCCAAGCGTATCGCGCAGCAATATGTGGCTGGTGACCATACGGTACTTGCCGGCCTCGGGTATGGGAATGTTGGTGCCCAGAATCGCGCCCAAGTACAACACGCGATCACTGAGGAAATGACAGCAGAAGGATATTCACCTTCTCAAATTGCGGAGCGACAAGCGTCCTTTTCGACCGCCGCAAAGGCATTTGCTACTGGCCAGCAGGGCAACGCAATCCGGTCTTTCAATGTCGGTATATCGCATCTCAATACATTGGAAGGATTGGCACAGGCTTTGGACAACGGCAATGTGCAAGCCATCAATAAGGCGAAAAACGCCTTTGAGAGCCAGTTTGGCGAAGCGGCGCCGACAAATTTTGAAGCGGCCAAGAGCATCGTTGGTGCCGAGATCGCCAAAGCTATCGTAGGCAGCGGGGGGGCCCTGACAGATCGCGAGGAACTCCGCGATGCTCTTAATCGTGCAAGTTCTTGGGACCAATTGGCTGGTGCAGTGAATACCTACAAGTCGCTTATGGGCGGCCAGTTGGGCGGTCTGCGTCAGCAGTATCATGACACCACTGGCCTAAACGACTTCGATCAGCGTTTGACGCCAGAGGCGCGCGCCGTCGTGCACAGCAATAGCACATCATCTAGTGCGCATCAGACCGTAACCACGAAAGCCCAGTACGATGCCCTCCCATCCGGGACAATATACACCGGAAAAGACGGTAAATTATATAGGAAGCCGTGATGCCAGATGAATTTGGTGGAATTCCTGTCGATAGCGGCCCAACGGATGAGTTTGGTGGCGTACCAGTCTCTAATACTGGTTCTGCCGCTCCATCTACGCCTGATAAACCCGTAAGTCAGGCGCTCGGCTTTTATGAGGGCGTTTCCAAGCCAATCAGCAATCTCGCATCAGCCATGGACACTATCTCGCAGCATTTGGGCGTTGATGTGAATAGTGTTGCTGGAATGTTGGGACTTCCGCGCGTTCCCACAGCTTCTGATCTTATGAAAGAAAGCAGCGACTGGGCTCAACAGCAGCCATATAAGCCCGGTTCTTTAGGTAAGTTTGCGGGAGAAATGGTAGGAACCGCTCCCGTTCTTGCCCTCACTACCAATCCATTCGGGGCAGGAGCCTTAAGTGCGGGATTGCTGTCAGACGAAAAGACGCCTCAGGGTGTTGCCGCAGATATGGCGATAGGCGCTGGGCTTGGTAAAATTGGTGATGTAGTACTCGGCGCAGCGGGTAATGCCCTTAAGAAACCGCTTCAGACTTCTCCCTTCGTGCAGAAACTATTGAACGAAGGCGTAGAACTTACACCGGGACAGATTGCTGGCGGTATTGCCAAGAGGTTTGAGGATGCTGCGACATCTCTTCCGTTCGTAGGGGATGCCATCAAGTCTGCTCAAAATAGGGCCACACAGACATTTAATCGTGCCGCGCTCAATCGAGCGCTCAAACCGATTGGACAGTCGCTACCACAGGGAGTGTCGGGAAGGGACGCGATTGATCACGTCTATAAGGCTATAGGCGATAAATATGATAGTCTGCTTCCCAATATGACGGGTACCGCAGATCCGCAGTTGACGCAGGACATTAGTGCTATTGGCCAGAATGCTATCGGACAAGGCTCCAAACAGGACGTATTGGACCGCTTCAATAATGTCATGCAGGCTCAAATAGGTTCGAGATTCCAAAATGGGCAAATGACGGGACAGGCGTTGAAAGATGCTCAATCCAATCTGGGAAATATAGGGCGCCGACTGTCATCCAGTCAGGATTCCGATGATAGACAACTTGGCAGCATGGTCATGGACGCGCAGCAGGCATTCAATGATATGCTGGAACGAAACAACCCGAACTATGGGAAAGAATTGAAGGCGGCAAACAACGCCTACGCTCAATATGCTAGATTGCGCAAGGCAGCATCTTACGTTGGTGCGAATGAAGGAACATTTACAGCTCCTCAACTAGCGCGTGCCGTACAAGCATCAGACCGATCCGCGGGCAAGGGAGCATACGCCCGCGGGCAGGCTATGATGCAGGACCTGTCAGAGGCGGGAAAGGCAGTTTTGCCATCCACAATCAATGACAGTGGGACGGCTACTCGCCTTTTGCTGACCGATCCAGTGAGTGCAGTTTCTGGCTTGGCAGCCTCTATTCCGACGCGACTTGCCTACAGCCGTCCTGTACAGAGAGCACTTACGTCAGCGTTGACAAGTCAGCGTCCTGCATCCCTACAGTCTATCGGTGATCTGGTTTTGGCAGGCAGAGCGCCTGCAACACTGGGAGCATCGAGTCTTGCCGATTTAGTGCCTATGGGCGATGTTTTTGGAGGTCAAGCGCCTCCTAGCCTCCGGCCACCGCCGTAACCACCAAGGTTTAATCTGCTTCCAGGCACCGAGAATGCAGCCCCAAGCCAAGGGCACGAGATAAGCATCTTTCATGATGCAGCATATCCCGCTTAGGTCTTGATTTCCAGCCAATTTTGACATAGAAATCTGTGTAGTTCGGTCCCGCGCTGGGTCCGGCCAACTTCGCCTCCGTCCTGAGCGCGCTGCACGGGATCGGGAGAGCCTTACACGGGCTTTGCCGATCTGCGATGCTGAACCCAGTTATCACGCCGACTCCGAACATTGGCTTCGGTACCCAAGCCTACGGCAGCAATATCGGCGCGTGGGGAGTTGGGGTCACTGATCCTAATTGGATACTGGCCGACAGCCAATTAGGCGGCTTCCTGACGCTCAATATCAGCGGTGGGACAGATATTGTCCTGACCGATGACCAGGCGGCTTATTCGGGCCTCCGTTTCACCGGAACGCTCACCTCTAATATCAGCGTCATCGTCCCGAACAGGGGGCGCCAGTATTGGGTCTGGTGCGATATAGCCTCCAATGGCTTCATGGTCACCCTGCTTCCCTATCTGGGGACGGGCATCCAGATTTCATCGGGGGAAAAGCTCCAAATCCGCATTGATCCGCTGTCCTCGACGGCGATCAATTTCACGCCAGCAACCAGCCTCCCAAGCCCCGTCCCTATCTCACAGGGCGGTACGGGTGCTACGACAGCAGCGGGAGCCCGCACCAATCTCGGCTTGGGTGCGGCGGCGGTCGAAAACCTTGGAGGCCCAGTCATAGACGATGGATCGGGTAATCTCACCCTTGATCCTAGTCCTGCTACAGCCATCCTCAATCCGTTCATTGGCGACACCTCGACCGGAGGGACCAAGGGATTAGTCCCGGCCCCAGCAGCCGGATATGGAGCCGCTGGCCGTGTTCTCCGGGCAGATGGGACATGGGGCTTTGTAGCGGCCAGTACCATTACTGGCCTCGGCACAGCCGCTTTCAAAGCAGTCACCAATAACAGTTATGCTGCTGTCGCCAGCGTCACTGGCACATTCATCAGCGGCCATGTCGCCGTCTTTGCCGATACAGGCGGTTCGATCACTGATGGCGGCGTTCTAGGAACTGCTGCTGCCAAGGCGGCCAGCAACAATGCAAGCGGTACCGTCGCTAGTGTCAGCGGCACCCCGACCGTTGGCCACCTCGCAATCTTCACGGATAGTGTTGGCACTGTTGGCGATGGCGGCGCAACATCCGGCTTCGCAACATCCGGCATCAATACCAATATCACGGCGCTCAATGGCCTCGGACTGCGAGCCGTAACAGCAAATACGACTGTCACCGCCAGCGACCAAGTACTTGAGGTCGATGCAACATCGGGCGCTGTAACGGTGACCTATCCATTGGGTCTTGTCGCATCTGGGAAAGCGAAAATCGTCAAAGTCGTAAAGACGGACACTTCAGACAATTTCGTCAATATCTCGGACGGCACCAATACCGTGTACGTCCTGACCAATCCTGCAAATGGTGCGCAATGTCAGGCATGTGATGTCTATAGCAACCAATCTGCGCTGAGGATTGTATGAACCTTGACGCTCTGGTTTCTGACCTTCAGCGGGATGAAGGATGGTCGGGCTATCTCTACGACGATGCGACAGGGCTGAGGATTGTTCCTGGAAGCGTCGTGAAAGGCCACCCTACCGCTGGATGGGGGTTCGCTCTTGACGTCTCGCCGCTCACGATGTCGGAAGCAGAACCGATCCTCAGCAGACGCGCAGAAGCGGCATGGAATTACTTTCTTGCTGGCGCGCCGTGGGCTTCTAGCCTTTCGGAAGCTCGCCAACGCGCGCTAGCCAATATGGCTTACCAGATAGGCGCAGCTGGGCTGCTGAAATTCACGAACTTCCTCTCTCTACTTGAGAGCGGGAAGTTTAACGATGCCGCGGCCGATCTGGAAACCACACTCTGGTTCAAGCAATCTGGCGACCGTGCAAAACGCATCCAAGCACTCATAAGGAATGGTTGAGATGATGTTTCTCGGCAACCGCATCACATTCCACATTCTCAGCCTCGGCTCGCTCATCAAGCGACTGATAGGCCGATAGGAGAAACCCATGCACGATGTAAGCCTGAACCCGATCTATCAAATGCTCAATCCGGTCTTGCAGGACCTGTTGCAGGGTCTTGTGATCTTTGTTGCCGGCTGGGTCATGTGGGTTTTCCACAAATATGCCGCGCCCTATGTCGGCGCGCAGTTGGAAGCCAAGGCATCTGCCGATCTCAACCGGGCGCTTCAGAATGGCGTGTGGATCGCCATGCAGAAGATCGAAGGCGCTGAACAGGCACATTCCAATGTGCAGGTCAAAGGCGCAATTACGGCCTTCGCAGCCCAGTTCGCCATTGACCATGCGCCGGATGCCGTCAACCGCTTTGGCCTCAATCCCGAGCAGTTGGCGACCAAGGCACTCGCCTATCTTCCCGTTTCCCCTACTGCCACTGACACGACCGGCGCAAAGGTCACTGTGCAGCCTGTTGAAACCGCGCCCCTCGCAGCAGCCAAATAGGAGTTGAACATGAGCCTTCTCGACATCGTCAAGCAGGACCTTTCCGACGCCATTATGTGGGTCCAAACCGAAGCCGAGACTATTGGTGAAGAATTGCTGACGGTCAGCAAACTAGCCGTCGAGTTCATCTTTTCGTCTCAGGCGAAAGTTGTGCTTGATGTTCTAGCTCGTGTTCAAACTGATGCCGCCGCCGGCAAGAGCATTGAGCAGATCGAGACCGATGTGCTTCAGGCCGCTACTGCGGAAGAACTGGCAATTCTGGAAGCCGCTGGCAGCCAGCTTATCCAGGGGCTCATCGCCTTTGTTAAGGCGGCGCAGGGCTGAGGAAATATAGATATGAATAACTCGCATCCCATCTGGGACACAGTTAAGCATATAGGGGATGCGGTATCTATCGCTGTTGTCCTTGGGTCTCTCGCTCAATGGCTTCCTCCTGCCGCTGCTTTGGCAACCCTGCTTTGGACCGTGATGCGTATGTACGAGATGGTGACTGGCAATCCTTTCAGCCAGTCATCTATCGCCAAATGGATAACGGGGCGCTGATGCCGACACCTCCGCTTTCTGATGAACTTTGCTTACAGGCTCTCGAAGCACTCAAGAACAACGGCGGCAATAAAATTCAGGCAGCGCATTCCCTTGGACTGAGCGAGGGAACATATAGAAACCGCATTCATACAGCCAATCTAAGAATGGCAGAAGGACGGTTGAGAGCCGAAAAGCCATTTATTGTTCCAGAACTTCCGGATGTTACGGAAGATGCTGAAACACTTCTGGAGCGCCGGAAAAAGAACTTTCAGCGTGTCAAAGCCGCAAAAGAAGCGCGCAAGCTCATCAATATCCCCATCAGAATAGGCGGTCCTATCGGCATCGTGCATTTCGGAGACCCGCACGTAGATGACGATGGGACTGATATAGGTCTCATTGAAGATCACGTTCGCATTGTCAATAAGACGGAAGGGCTGTTTGGTGCCAATCTCGGCGACATATCCAATAACTGGGTCGGTCGCCTTGCGCGTCTCTACGCTGAACAGGGAACATCGGCATCCGAGGCGTGGGTCCTGACTGAATGGCTTATCAAATCCGTTCAATGGCTTTATCTCGTTGGCGGCAACCATGATTGTTTTTCTGGCCCAGGCGATCCCTTGAAGTGGATCGCTAAGCAATCCAGCAATGTCCTGGAATATCACGGCGCGCGCCTTGGCCTACAATTTCCAAACGGCAAAGAGGTTCGCGTAAACGCCCGTCATGACTTTGCGGGTCATTCCATGTGGAATCCGGCGCACGGGCCAATGAAAGCGGTCCAGGGCGGATGGAGAGACCATATCCTTACATGCGGTCACAAACATGTGTCTTTTGTTGGTGGCCCGCTCAAGGACCCTGCAACTGGGCTTCTGTCTTGGGCCATTCGCTGTGCCGGCTATAAGACCTACGACCGCTATGCCGACGAGAAGGGGCTGCCAGACCAGAACGCTTTTGCGGCCTGTGTGACGATCATTGATCCACAATATGCCGATGATGATCCAAGACTGATTACAGTCGTTGCGGACGTTCATGAAGGCGCGGAGTTCCTCAAATGGAAGCGCAGGAAGAAAGTCGCATGACCACGCGCTTTCCTGGCGAAAACGTTGAGGTCGGGCCGTTTATTGCCAAAGTTGATTTCGACCCGAATACAGGCAATCCGCACGCTGTCTTTCTGATGTCTCGGGGAGGGCGTTCCGGCACGGATTTGGATAACTACCTCTACGATCTCAGTACCGCAATCTCTCGCGTGATGCAGAAAAAGCCATGAGCGAACAACGTGGAACGGTATGCTTCGTTATTGAGGAAGATGATCAGCTATATCTTTGCGTAATTGATGATGAAAAAGGGGCGTTTCATCGCTTTCCGCTTACGACACTACAGGCATCGCGTCTTGGCGCCGAATGTTCCAATGAGGTTAATCTTCGCCTTATTCGGAATGATCCTCGTCTTAAAAGCGTCTAGCGATGCTCAAGCTCCACCCCGACATGCTCGCATCTGCTTATGATTTTCTCAGAACAACGCAGCCATTCCGTGGATGGAAGTTACCTGAATCTGACGATATCGGATTTCATGTCGTCTCTGATGCAACGATGTTCGGCGATTTTTACTTGGATGGCGACATTCCGACCATTCGCGTAAGCCAGACTGGAATCGGTCATACGAATACGCTTTTAGCAACTCTAGCGCACGAGATGCTTCATCTGCGCCAACATCTCCGTGGCGATAAGGAATACCACGGACCGCGATTCAAGCGGGCAGCTCTCTCTATATGCCGGATACATGGCTTCGATCCGAATACCTTTTAGTTCCGCGCCCGCTTTATCCCCTCAAGCGGATCGGCGCGAGACTTGGCCGCATCGGAAACGGTGCGGTCCTTTTATCAAACCGCACAACCGAGGTTACCATGCGTAAATGGCTTCTTACTGTTGTTATATCGCTTGTCTCGCCGGCTTCTATAGCCGCGCCCGGACCTGCTGCGATTACGACTGTCCCGTCAATGGCGGTTCTGTCCTCCTATCCCGCCATCGTCATGCAGCAGTATGGAAATTTCAGTCTCCAAGGCTACTACGCCGGCAGCACTCTCGGCGGCGGCACATTCACATGGCTTACCGCTGCACAGGCGAGCGGTCTAACACCCGACGGGGGTGTGGTGATTGCTCCGAGCGATCATTCTGGGGACTGTAGTGCAGGATGCTTAATCAGGCAGTTAAATTCTGGGTATGTCGATCCGGCATTTTGGGGCGCGTATTATGACGACACTCATGATGATGCGACGGCAATTGTGGATGCAATTGATTATGTCAAGGGCACAGGAAAATTCGGAAATGTAAGCTTTGGTCCTGGAACAATGAAAGTCGGTTCTGGACTCACGATTGATCCGACTGAAGTTGGATTCAAGTGCAATGGGACCCTGCTGGATTTTGCATCGTTGTCCTCAGGAACTGCGCTTACAATTGCACACAATACCGGAGGCCCCTTGGATACCTACGTCAATGCTAAAATGGGCATTGATGGATGCTCGTTCCAGGGCAGCGGCGCTTCCAACGGAGTTGTAGGAATATATAGCAGTGGCGCTTTTGACACGGCACATTATTCTATCTCAAATGGATATGTGAACCATTTCCAGGTTGGATTTGAAAATAGCATGAACAGTTATCTTGTTCACTTTCTTCATTTCGATATTTATGGGAACGGAACTGGTGTTCTCGTTGATAGTGCTTCGAACAGCGGGGAGAATATTTCGTTCAATTCTCTCGCCATCTTTGGCAATGTGACCAACATGGACCTGGAGAATGTCGGAGCGCTGATTTATGCCTCCGAAATCTCCATGGATTATCCGGTAACGACCAATCTTAAGCTTGTGTATGGTCAGTTTAATGGTTCCAGCGTCCATTTTGAAAACAGTGCCCAGCCATTTGTCTATGTGCCGAGTTCTGTGACAGGGTATCAAACACAGTTCTCCTGTGCCGCTTGTTTTGTAGGACAATCTGTCGGTTCATCGTCTGTCTACCCGTTTGATATTGAAGGAGCGGCAAACGTCTCGCTCAACGGCGGCTTTTTGTCTTTTGATACCGGAACGACGCTTCCTTTCAAAGGCAATCTGAATGCGCATTTGAAT